CTTTGTAGTTTGAACTGTCAAGATAAGAAGTAGAAACTTTTTAGATATCGGGAGCTACCCGACCGTAGCCGTCATCAATACTTTTCGAGTTAAAGCGGAAGATGGCGCGTTACGTGTAGTTATCACATCGCGTGAATCACCCAAGCTAGGGGATGCAGTTTAGAAAATAAACGCACCATAACTTGGGTATATTCGCGTTGTGAAAAATTGAATTCGCTAATCGCGAATATACTTATCAAAATTGGATTGAGTTGAGTCGATCTTAACTGTTCTTGCTAATGTAAACAATTCCTGACGAAGTGGTGCTGTGTGTAATAGTTTAAAAATACTTTCGTACTTTTGTCTATCATACCAATCTAGTTGAGAGTGGTCAGCTTCTACGTTAGATAAATGTTCCAAAATGTCAAGACAAATTAGATGGATTTCTCTACTGTATCCAAGATTAGCAACAAGTACACCAAGCGCACGTGACTTTGTAGTTTGAACTGTCAAGTGTGCAGATTCTGGTAGAAGAAGTTTACCTATTAGGTCATCATGAACTCGTCTTACACATCCGTTGTCGAATTTATAAGATAAGAATTGAATATTTTCTCCTCCACAATTAAAGGTGGACTTTTCAACGTTAATAATAGCATTGAAATGTTGCTGGCAATAATCTCTGATATTATCTAAGTTTTTCTGAGTTAACTGGTACTTCAATATAATTGAATAGTGCCCGTCATCTCCTAAAATCTTAAAATAGATATCATTAAGATCAATCCCTATATGGGATAATGCGCTTAAAACCATAATAGCATTACAAAAGCTGCCAAGCAATTGTGTCTGCAGTAAACCGGATGGTATTCCTGAGTGATTCCGTTTGTATCTAGATCCGTCTGGGGCTCGATAAACTTGGTGTTTGACTGAATAGTTCAAAAACTCCCACAAGTTTAGGATCCTAGAAGGGTCAGTACTTGGGTTTGGATACCTTGGGTCGTCTACGTAATATGGGCCTAACTCGTAAAATGAGTTCCATAAAGAATGGACGTCATCAATGAGCCAGAATGGGATTAACTTATCGAAAGTCGAAAAGTCAAGAGAAAAGTGATAGGTGTAACCAATCGCTTCTTGTCTTAATCTTTCTAGTCCTCCGTTAAAAGTTTCATAACCCCAGGCAATGAAGGAGTTCATCTTTTTAAGAGATTCCATCAATGGCCAAAGCAGCATTATTTCGACGAATAAAATCGTACAGCAAACGCCGTAAACAGCTCGGATTTTAGGTTCCTGAGTTGCTAGCGTTAAGTGCGATCTCGCATGCATTCTAGTATCATGTAAAGCTTGATCAAATGTTAGAACTTTGTCTTTAATTTGATGTACCTTAACACGTTCTTTTGTGTGAATGTAATTTATTCCGTTTCCTTTCGTCAATTTACGGTTCTCGATTTTCCCAGCGTTATATCTTCTATCGATATGAGCTTTGAATTTCGGATCCTTGACGTATGGTAGTTCTGCTGAACCAGTGTTGTTAAGTGGATAAAACCTTGTACCTGTAAAATGAATGGTCTTAAGCGGTTTAGATGGCGTGGAAAGTTTCTTAACGTGATCTAAAGCTTTTAGGTAGTGAGGGTCTGTACACCTTGGAACACCTGTTGAATTGTTGCGGAACATGTCGGAAAGCAAGTCATTATTTGTGATTGGAGCGCGCTGATATTTAGTTGAGAGTTCTTTAGCTTCGTTTGTGCCTAGGATCTTCTCTACTGCCTTCAGTGAAATAGCTTCAATACGATGATTTGCGTCTGCGATGTCGAATGATTGTGCCTTGTTAGGTTTACTAACTTGGTAGATATTGATCTTGTTTGATAAGTAATTCAATTTGCTGAACATCTT